GCTGCTAATGGATAAGCAAATATATCTCTTGGGGCCCAAACAGTTCTAGCTAAAGTTCCAATTGTCCAAACATTTTCTCTATAGTTATAAGTTACCATTCTATTAATATAATTAGAGTTTTGAGAAGCATAGAACCAACTTACTTCTGCAAATTGTAGATTAACTCCTGCATAAGTAGTTCCTTGTTCTTCATCATCTATATCGCTGTACACATAATCTTGCACAGAACATGGAATTTGTTTTACAACCCCGTCAAACAGGAAGAACCCACCATTAGACATCCAATAGACAACGTTTTCAGCTTCTACAGCACAATGTGGTGATATAGCTCCGCAATTTGTACCTGTTTGTTTAAATGAAAATGTATAAGGAGGTCCTACAAACTGCATTTGGTGAGCAGATGTATTTGTAAGTAATATTAAATCACCTCTGGTTCTAACAGCAGTTACAATATCATTACCAGAAGATAATCTTTGAAATCCTGCTGTATTAACAGATGTTGGTACAAAGTCTGTAATAGATTCTTGTGATCCGAATAATACTGCCATTGGATCATAAGTTGTAGTTGTTCCTGGTGTTGTTTCAGTACCTAAAAATATTAAATGTCTATCACGAGAAGATACAACCATATAATTAGATTGTGTTGGAGCTTGAGCAAGTAATGTCGCTCTTGTATTTCTAGGTATTATAAATGTACTTGTTTGAAGATAATATGTTTTTCCACCAACGATTGTTGCAATTAAATCTTCTCCCCAATTATCTAAAGCCCATATTCTTGGATTTTGAGTTATAACCCCTGTAGGTCTTGGTGTACCCCAAGTAGAAAATCCCCAAGATGCAGCTCCCCAACCAATACCTAATTGAGTTGTATCTGCTCCTATATTAATTTGAAATGCAGCAGAAGATGCTGATGCGGTATCATTTAAAGTAGGTGTTCCAAGTTCAGCTACATTGATTGTAAATATATTAGCTGTTTTAATTTCTTGAATTTCAAATTCTTGAGACATTGTAGTATTGGTAATTCCAGATGATCCAACACTAACTCCTGTTACTCCTGAGAATGTAACAAAGTCACCCATCACCGCTCCATTAGAAGTTGCTGTAACGTCAACGTATGTTGTTCCGGATGTAAATGAAAATGTAGCCGCTATTGTTGTAGATAGAGGTGTAACATCATAATAGTTGTTATCGTAATAAATATATAGTTTTCTATCTGTGCCGATTGCACATAATGAATCTCCAGCTAAATCGTTATAGTTATGGATATCTCTTGCAACACCAATAAGATGTAATGGTGGTGCAACGTTTTGCCAACCACCTATCTTTTCAGGGATTCCGTAACGGAATCGCATATTATCACAATCAGTCCAACCGCCTTCGGCTCCATAAACGGTGTCTTGTTTGTTGATACCGGGACGTGGAAATTTAACTTTAGTTATTGGCATAAGATATCCTTATACCACCAAATATGTTGATTTACACTATTTTAGTGAATGGTGGTAATCCTAATAGAGGTCTCTTATCATATAAATTGGAATCTGCAAACTGTCCATTTACATGGTTATAATGCAAGAAAACTTGAGCACAAATGTTACCTTGAAACTCGTCTCTCCAATGTTCTAATTCACAACCTGAATATACTAACATATCACCAGGTTCTAGATCTACTCTTATGCCTTTTGGTGCATCTGGTTTCATTATATTCTTATATTCATCTATTACGTTATTACTTCCTGTTGTATCTAAATAGATAGCCCATGGATCTCCACCTAAATTTAATGTAGTAGATATCTCACAAGAAGGTCTATCTTTATGTCTTTTTAAGATAGAACCTTTCTCGTATACGCGCGCGTACGAGTATGTAGGTATTAGATTAAGATTAGTTTGTTGTTTCATTATAGGCATAACTTTCATAAGTAATGTTTCCATAACAAAGTCTGCATAATGAGAATATACATTTGGAACTTGTTGATCCTTCCACGTTCCTAGCATCCCGTTTTCCGCTACTAGATTATTTTTATACATATAGTTAACGGCATCACGTTTAAGTAGGAAATAGTTAAATACAAAGTTAGCAAGATCGTATGGTATTGCTTTTTTAATTACTTGATATTTATTCTGGGCGAAGCTCATGCTTGCATACCTGCTTGTAAAAAATTAAAGGATACTGATATTCTTATATCATCAGATTGATTTGGATCAACACAATGGTTTAACCATGATGGAAACATAATTAATCTTCCTGCAATTGGTTTATAATGAACTTCTCTCCAAAGGTAAGATGGTAATTGACCTTCTTTTCTTTTTGGATGAGTCATTGCTGCAACTGATTTTGGATCTTCACATTTTAAATGACCACAATTTTCTGGTGTTTTGATATAATAAACACCTGACCATAATGAATTAGGATGCATGTGTGGTCTATTAAAACCACCTTTGTAATTTATGTTTGCCCACATATTACCAAGGAATGGTTCGTTATCTAATAACTCTTCTTTATAAATATGAAATTGTGCTTTAAATAATAAATCAACTAATTCTCTATATTCTGGAAATGTATGCATATTTGTTTCGCTATGCCATCCGTTCATATTAGTTTTTTGAACACCTTTGTCGCGTTTAGACCATTCAATAATATGATTTTCTAAATGTTTATTTAATTGTGGGCTTCCAACATCAGCAACATAAATAGGAGTTGCAAAAAATAATTCTCTATTCATCATTTAAATGGAGTTCCTCCAAACCACATTACAAGTGATTTTCTTACGCCTTTTGTAATTGGTATAACTCTGTGTCTTATATAACTTGCAAAGAAAATAGCTTGTCCTTGTTTAGGTCTTGCTATTTTTCCATCTGACATAAGTTCTAATCCACCGCCTTCAAATTCTGATTCATGTGATAATAAACAAGTCATAGAAATTTTACGAACCGGTGGTTCATTTGTACAATTAACATCTGAATCTATATGCCAATCATAAAATCCACCTGATGGATATTCTGTATATTGAGCAGGTTCTGTTATTTGCATTCCTTCAAATCCAAAATGATTACCATTAGTTTGCTGCATTACTCTTTCTAGAGTTTTATACATTTCAGGCATCTTATTAAAAGGTATCCAACTAATATGTGAAGTTCTAACCTTTGTATCTACTGTACCACCTTTGCCTCCACCCACTTGACCATTTTCAACCGGTTCAGCTCTACCTGCATTTATAATTAATTGACATTGTTCTGGTGTAAATAATGGAGTTGTTGTTTCTACAATCAACGACTTCCAACGTGGTTCTGTTATTATCATTGTGCTCCTCTGTTTTGGATTGGATCATAAAGAACATCGCAATTAGCAGCTAACGTTCTTCTTGTATCATTTGTTCCATTGAATGGATAAACACAGTGTCTCATGTCATATGGAAAAATATAAAAATCTCTAACTTCCATTGGTGGTTGATAATCTACTTTAGCAAATTGACCAGAGGAAGATCCTAATATTTGTAGCTTTCCATTTTGTGGAGCTTGTTCTGCTGAATATTCAACGCCATAAGTATTTGGTAACTTTAAAATCATTACAGATGATAGTCCAGTAAACAAATTACCTTGGTGGACGTGTACAGGATTGTATTCATGAGCTTTCATTTCATTAACCCAGATTGAATTTAAATGAGTTTTATATTGTCTAATATGATTAAATTCTAAATAGTGATTAAACATTTCCATGAACCATTGTTTAACATTAAGTGGTAAATGATCATGTCTTTTCATTTTAGATTCATCATCTCCATTATAAAATAAAGAATGTTCATTTTTAATCTTACCAACTAATTGTTTATTAGCAGGAAATAATTGATTAAATCTTTGTTCATATGTTTGATTAACTGCATGAAATATATCTAACGGAGTTTCATAACGTAAGATAGATTGTCCTAAAAACGTAAAGTTAAATTTCATAATCCCATTTCTTTTCTAATCTTTGTTGCAGATATTTCTTGTATTTCTTTTGGTAATACAATCTCTTCTATTTTGTAACCAACATCTCTACCATAACAAATATTTGTAATATTAGGTACTTTTATAACTTCAAATTGACCTTTATAGTCCTGTAATTTTTCCTCGATTCGTTGTTTAATTTCATCAAATACAAATGGATTATTATCTGTTTGTGGCATTGATCTAACCATAATAACAACTTGGCCAGTCTTCTTTAATATTTCTTTAAATAAAGCTAAATGTCCATCGTGGAATGGCTGCCAACGTCCAAGCATCTGTGCTGTTGGTTTAGAGTAGTCTATCATGTATCTCCTTTATTATGTTATCGTAATTAAAATCTTTTATCTCAAAGTCTACTTTTTTAGGTTTCTCAAATACTTTATTGGTATCTTCAAATCTTCCTTTATCAATTGTATTCATCCAAATTTTCATATCATAGAAAGATCTATAAGATTCAAATGGACAAACAAAGTCTACAACAACATGATTAACTGCAAGATCACACATAGTCATCATACGATTAGCTTGTCGTTTACGACCATTCTCTGTAAAATCCCAATCTTCAAATAACTTTCTAATATCATCAGCATTGAAGTGAGGTATTTTTTTACCTTCTATTAATTTTTTAGCAAATGTAGTTTTGCCTGATCCTGGTAATCCAAATATTAATATCTTCATTAAAATTTTATATGTCCATACGCATCAACAATGCTTTTAGGCAATTGTGATCTATAAGGATTTTCTTCCTTTCTTATATCTTCTCTAATAGTATGCATTCTATTTCCAACCACTGTATCGTCGTAACCTATACCATTTATTTTAAATTGATTCAAGGATTTATAGTTATGATTAAATCTAGGTATTTTTAAAAAGTCATATATTTTGTTTATCTCAATTTCTGGTTGATTTACTAAATCATCATATTTTAAATAATGACAAATTCCAGGATAGTTATAAGAATTCTTTATAGCTTCTAAATCTTTGGCTATTGCACCATCTTTATTCATTAACATCCAAAGTTTTTCTTCAATTGTTTGTTTACCATATTTATGAACAAAGCTTGTTGGTTCTTTTTCAAACCATTTAATATAAGATGCAAGAACATCTAATACATCTCTTAAAATAATAATGCATTTAAAAGGTCGTCTAAAATGCTTTTGCATTAACATAAAATTACCTGGTGTCATTACAGGACCACGATCAATAATATAGCGCTGCGGCCAGTCTTTATAATAAGTATCAAATACACTATCTAATACGTTATCTAATGATTTATGATCTGGATAGTTTTGAAATACATCTGTCTCTTTAAGTAGAAACAAATCTTTCATTATCTCTAATGTAATAGAATTAGGTGTTACAGCGATATCTGGGTTTTGATTCATCAACGAACCAAATAGAGTATTACCGGATCTTGGTAATGCTACTAAAAAGAATAATTCTTTACTTGGATTGTTGTCCGAATGTAGGTTGTCCAATTGCTTTCTTCTCATCATGTTTTAATAATCCTAATTCTTTCTTAACTCTTTCAATAGTTTGTAATTGTCCAAGAACATTGAATACTTCTGGTTGAGAAGATCCAGGTGTTAATGTTTCTGCCTTATTCTTCATGATTTGGTGATATGATTCTAATTGATGGGTATTTACATTTTTAGTATCAAATGATCCATCATCAAATTCTTTTTTCAAATTAGACCACATATTAATTTCTCGCATACGATCTCTTGCAACTAATTCCATATTTGCTTGTGCATAGATCTTTTCATCTAAATCTATTTTATAACATTCTAGTTTATATTCATCTGTTTCAGTTTCTAATTTCTTTTCTAACCATTTAATTTTTGCATCATTACGTCTGTAATCAAAAGATAATGACATTAAATTTTCTAAAAATACGTTTTGTTCTCTAACACATTGCCAGTATTTAGAAGATATAGTTGGATACTTTGCATCTTGTAATACTGAAATTCTAGCTTCTGTTTCTGTTCTGAATATTTGTTTTTTTGTCCACGTATCACGAAGCTCCTCAACCATTCCTTTGAATGCGTTAAGATCGTTTGGATCAAGTAGATTATTTAAGTGAATCTCTTCTTGTTGTATTAAGCTCTTTATATTTCTCTTCTCTGTCATTCGATTGGAGATATAAAGATATTTTATGACGTTGTCAAGGTTGAAGCGGTTGCTGTAGTTTGTGGACCTGACCATTCTTCTGTATTAGCTAAAGCTGTTACACTAGCTACTGTTCCACCAAAAACTAAACCAGCTGTTTTTACTCCTCCGCCTGCTAACTGTCTTCTTGCGGTTGATAAAGTTGGTGCAGTAGTCCAGTTAGTACCATCGTATTCTTGCGTAATACCAGTAGCAGGACTAACAGTAGGTCCATCTCCACCAGCCGTCATTAAAGCTGTTTGAGCTGAAAGACCACCACTTTTACCTTGGTTTTGCAAAGCAACTAAAGATGTTGGAGCAGATGTCCAGCTTGATCCATCATATTTTTCAGCAGCAGCTGTTGTTCCTCCTGGAGCTTCTCCACCAACTATAATTCCAGCTGTTTGACTTCCATCAACAGTAGTATCAATTCTTGCTGTGTTTAAAGCACCTCCAATTGTCCAAGTAGAACCATCATATTCTTCTGTTTGAGTGCTTACGGCAGAACCTCCCCCAGCTTTAAGTGCTGCAGTTTGTGTTCCTCCACCATTACCCATTAAAAAACCACCTGTATTTGAATTTCCACCAGCTGTCCAAGTAGATCCATCATATTCTTCTGTCACTAATTGTAAACCAGTTGGAACAGGAGGGCTTGTATAACCACCGAAAGCTAATCCTGCCGTTTGTGTTCCAGAACCCCCTAAATTTCTTCTAGTAGTTCCCAAATTTCCACCAGCTGTCCAAGCACTTCCATCATATTCTTCTGTTGCATTATAATTAGTTCCTGGCCAGTTAAATCCACCAAAAGCCAAACCAGCATTTTGAGTTCCTGCATTTGCAGATGCAAGTTGAGCTCTTGCTGTATTCATATTCCCGCCGCTCGCCCAAGCACCCGTGGCTGGCGAAAAGATTGTAGAGTTGAATTCTTCGGTAGTTGCAACTTGTGTTGTTGTTTCTCCACCAAATGCTAATCCTGCAGATATTATTCCTGATCCACCTAATCTTCTTCTTGCAGTTGACATAGATGGAGAATTTACCCAAGTTGTTCCATCATATCCTTCTGTTACTGCTGTGTTAGATCCTGTTGTTCCACCAAATCCTAATGCTGCTGTCTGTGTACCTGCTCCTGCTAAATATTTTCTAGCTGTATTCATACTATTAGTTGAAGTCCAAGTTGAGCCATTATATTCTTCTGTAGCTCCTGTAACTGCTCCTGTGTTTCCGCCAAAAGCTAATCCTAAAGTTTGAGTTCCTGCTCCTGCAAGTTCTGCTCTTGTAGTATTTAAATTTCCTCCTGCTGTCCAAGAAGTACCATTATATAATTCTGTTACATTTGTATTAACTGTAGTATATCCACCAAATCCTAATCCTGCTGTTTGTAGACCAGCTCCTCCCATATTTCTTCTCGCTGTTCCCAAAGCTCCTCCCACTGCCCAAGTTGATCCATCATATTCTTCTGTTGCAGTAGTTGTTGCTGTTGTTGAAAAACCACCGAAACCTAAACCAGCTGTTTGAGTTCCACAACCTGCTATACTTCTTCTTGCTGTTCCTAAATTTCCACCATTAGCCCAAGTATATCCTGAATATTCTTCTGTTGCATTTTGATTACCTCCACTAATAACATAACCACCAAAACCTAATCCTGCTGTTTGAGTACCTGCTCCAGCAAGAGCAAATCTAGCAGTATTCATATTTCCTGCTGATGACCATGCTTGTATTTGTACTAATGATCTTAAAGTTCCAGTTGCGGAGTTATACCACACCTGTCCCTCGTTGCCCGTATTGAGTGTTGGGTCTGAACCCAAGTAGTTGACTCTTAATCCTGCTAGCTGATTGTAGGTCGTCATGTGATTGACCTACGGTAAAGTTATAGCAGTCGGTCTTTGATTGAATCCTGGTCTATTTTTTTGGTCTTCTGGTAAAGCGTCATAAGCTGCTTGAGCCGCTGTTACTTCTGCATCAACAATTGCTTGTGCTTCTGCTTTAGTTTTTTCAACTCCGTTTTTCTCTGCTAACCATAGAGCTCCTTTTTCATTATTTCCGATTACCCAAACATCGCCTGGAAATCCTCGTAAAAAAAAGTTTCTTCTGTCTTCTGCAGTAAAAAAACCTTTGCCTGTGTTAGTTGCTGTACCGTATATAAAAAGTGCCATATTTATGCTCCTTGGTTAGTTATTATAAGTCAATTTATTCATAATGTAAACTAACTTGTAGTTATTGTTTTTGTGTTATTAGTTAATATTTCCCCTGTAAATTCTTCTGTGAGTGCTGAATAAGGAGGTGTTGTTGTAGCTCCACCAAATGCTATACCTGAAGAAGCTGTCGGACTTCCAACTCCTGCTGATTGTAAATTAGCTCTTCCTGTTCCCATGGTTGCTCCAGTTGCCCAAATTGTTCCATCATATTGTTCTGAAGAAGAAAATACAACAGTAGCACCATCATTATATCCACCAAAAGTTAAAGCCGCTGTTTGTAACCCAAATCCTTCATTTCCATTTCTAGCAGTAATCATATTTGGTCCACTTGTCCAAGTAGATCCATTCCAAGCTTCTGTAGCAGTAGATGTTTCAGGAGGTGCACCAGATGGATCACCACCAAAAGCTAAAGCAGCAGTTTGAGTTCCTGCCTGTCCGCCATTTCCTCTAGCTGTATTCATACTTGCTGGAAGTGTTGTCCAACTTGTTCCATTCCAAGATTCTGTAGCAGAAGCTGTACCAGTAGGTGTTCCAGCACCGCCAGCAGCTAAAGAAGCAGTTTGAGTTCCATAAGAAAAAATATTTCCTCTTGCTGTGTTTAAACTATTAACTGTTGTCCAAGTAGAACCATTCCAACTTTCAGTAGCTGATTGTTTAGCATCAGCTGGAGGTGCATTACCACCAAAAATTAATCCAGCTGTTTGAGTTCCTGATCCACTTGTACCTCTAGCTGTATTTATAGTAGGTGTATTTGTCCAAGTAGATCCATTATAAGATTGAGAATTATTTGTATAAGGAATTGTATAACCACCAGCACCGATTGCAGCAGTTTGAGTTCCAAATCCAGCTCCATTTTGTTTAGGTGTAGTCATATTACCTCCCGCTGCCCACGCTGCTCCTGTAATGACAGTTGATGCTACATTCCATTCTTCAGTATTAGCTTTATTAGGTTCTCCACCAAATACTAAACCTGATGTTGATATACCATCACCAGATAAACTACTTCTAGGTGTTGCCATGCTACTTTGTGTTGTCCAAGTTGTTCCATTCCATAATTCTGTTGCAACTCCAGTTGGTCCTGATCCTGCAGCAATTGCTGCTGTTTGAGTTCCAAAACCTGCTAAAGCATTTCTTGCAGTATTTAAAGATGTAGTTGTTGTCCAGTTCGTTCCGTCATAACTTTCAACTACAGCTGTAACACCAAGAGATGGACTATATCCGCCAAATCCTAAAGATGCAGTTTGAGTTCCTGCTGCTCCTAAAGACCATCTTGCTGAATTCATATTATTAACTGAAGTCCAAGTTGATCCATTAAATTTTTCTGTTGCATTTGAAGCACCTGGAACTGCTGGTGCAAATCCACCAAATACTAATCCTGCAGTTTGAATTCCTGTTCCACCCATATTATCACTTCTTGCTGTGTTTAAACTTCCAGTTGCTGTCCAAGATGTACCGTTATAAGATTCTGTAGTTGTTACTCTAACTGTTGTTTCTCCCCCTGCATATATTGCAGCTGTTTGAGTTCCAAAAGATCCACCACCTCTTCTTGCAGTATTTAAACTATTAGCTGTAGACCAACCTGTACCATTATATTTTTCTGTTGCTGTACTATTTACAGCTGGTATTGCAGTAGATCCACCAAAAGCAAGTGATGCTGTTTGAGTTCCTGCTGCTCCTGCAGAAAATCTACCTGTAATTAAAGGCGATCCTGAACTCCAAGTTCCTGAAGATAAAACACTCTTAAACGTTCCCGAAGTTGTATTATACCAAACTTGTCCTTCAGCATCGGATGTTGGATCGGATGCTAGGTTTAATACATATTTACCAAAAATTTCTTTGTATGTTGTCATGTTATGAGGTTGTTACCTTTTTAGTTGAATTATATGCAGCTGTATAAGCTTCTGTTGAAGCAGTATTAGCTGTTGCACTATTTCCACCAAATGCAAGTCCTGCAGTTTGTGTACCACATCCTGCTGCTGAATATCTTCCTGTTGTCATAGAAGAAGTTGTTGTCCAAGATGAACCATTATATAATGCTGTAGTTCCTGTTGTTCCAACAGGATCAATACCACCAAAACCTAACGCCGCTGTTTGAGTTCCTGCTCCTGATAATATTCTATTACTTGCTACATAATTTCCACCTGCTGTCCAAGTGGTTCCATTAAATGATTCTGTAGCACTTGAAAGAGTATTAAATGGTGGTGTATTACCTGCAAATGCTAATGCTGCTGTTTGAGTTCCATTGGTTGCACTACCTAAAGCTGCTCTAGCTGTTCCCATTGAAGGACCTGATGTCCAAGTCGTTCCATTATATGATTCTGTAGATGCTGTTGCACTTGTATTAGATGCTGGCACAGATCCACCAAATCCTAATGCTGCTGTTTGAGTTCCTGCTCCTCCTGGTTTATTTTTTGCAGTTGCTATTGTACCAGCAGATGTCCAAGTGGTTCCATCAAATTTTGCAGTTGTAGTTCTTAATGCAAAACCAGGATAACCTGCATTTCCTGCAAATGTTAATGATGCTGTTTGTGTACCTGCCCCTGAACCCTCGTATCTTTTTTCTGGTAAATTTGTTGATGCTGTCCAAGTTGAACCATTATATTTTTCTGTTGCTAATCCATCATTAACTGGACTATTTCCACCAAATAAAATAGCTGATGTTTGTGTTCCTGCTCCTGCTAAAGAATATCTTGTTGATCCCAAATTCCCACCACTTGCCCAAGCTGCTGCAACAAGTGTATAACCTTTTAAAACCCCAATAGTATTATTATACCAGATCTGACCGACTTCTGGATTTGTTGGATCAGATGACACTGACTGTATCGCTGTGCCTCGTATTCCTTTAAAGGTTGTCATTTCAAACCTCCCTTAATTATTCTGTAATAGCCAACCTTGTGTTGCATCAACGTATACAAGTGTAAATCCTGCTCTTTCTGTTGCCACCGTTAAATCTGTTGCCGAACCTTGGATTGGGTTACCATTTCTAGCTACTGTGAAATTGTTAGTGTCAAACGTTGCATTGTAATCTATGAAAGAAATAAAATCACCTAACGTTGGTGATGCTGGTAATGTACAAGTAATAGCATTTCCAGATGTGTTTACAAAATAACCTTGTTTAACTGTTGCAGAAAAACTTGTTGATTGAACTGTTTGCCAAGCTGCTCCGCCTGACACAGTTGCAAAAGATAAATTACCAGATCCATCGGTTTGAATAACTTGATTAGCTGTTCCTGTAGCTGTTGGTAAGTTTAATGTATAAGATGCTGAAACAGTAGTTGAAGATCTTAAACCTACATATTCACCACCCGCTGCATCTTGGAATCTTACTTCAGATCTTGTTAAAAAATTAGCTGTGCTTGAAAATGTTGCATTTACAGTTGTAGAATTAGTTGCTGTGAAATTAGTTACTGTTAAATTTACTCCCGTTGCAGTTGTGTAAGATAAAGTTGTAGCTGTTAAATTTAAAGCTGTTGCAGTTTGAATTGCAAGTGTAGTTCCACTAAATGTAAGATTAGAAGAACCGGCAAAAGATCCTGAACTATTATATTGTACAAAAGTATCAGATCCACCTGGATTTGCTGCTGGTACTGCTGTTAATACAGAAGTTACACTTGGACTTACAACAACGATATTTTTAGATCCTGTTGCAATAGATACAGTTGTAGAACCCCCAGAAGAGATTACTGCTGTAGCTCCTGAATTGTTTATAATAATATAATCTTTTTCTATATTTGGAACAGTAACTGTAACTGTAGTTGCTGATAATGAACCAGATAAAATAATTGTTTTATTTCTACCTGCTTCGTCTGTGTAAGTTGTTGAAGATGAATTTGTTGTAAAAGCTAAAGTAGTATTTCCAGTTAATGTAATTAAAAATACACCAGAGATAGCA